TGCTGGCCTGTGCGCTAGCTACTATTTGGTTCAGTGCATTGTCAGCCTTAGTGTTTTCAGACTGCATGTTAAGCTGATGCTCTACCACGTCTTTCTGGACTTCGCCCTCGACTGTGGCTTGTGTCTGCTGGATATTAGACTGCGCCTGCACTCGCTCAAGCATTATATCGGCTTGCAGTTTGGCATCAATCTCCGCCACCTTAGCTTGTAAGTTAGCAGAAATTTCCGCCATTTTCCGGACGTGTTCCTCATGCGATGTTCTTATATCTGCTTGCAAGTCAGCTTCACGTATTTCTAAATCAGACTGTTTTTTAGCTTGCTGTATAGCCATTGCACCTTGCTGTTTAATTTGCTCGGGGTCTGGCTCAGGCTGGCCTTGCTTCGCTTTCTCAGCTTCCATACTGGCTTCAATGGCTTTATCTATGACGCCTTCAATCTCGCTACTACCTTTAAATCCTGCTAAGCCCCACTGTAGAAGCTGCAACACAAAAGGTTTAGCTGATGGGTCAGAGTCGATTATGGCGCCTGCGCTTTGCATGTACGTGCTCACTGCATTCATGTACTCGGTGCGCTCACCTTTTAGCGATTGGTAATCTATCATCGCCACAGACTCAGGGCGGATGTCAATCCTTAACCTTGCATCTTCTGGGGTTTTTATTAACTCTATGGCCGCTTCTACATGATCTGCATCAACACTAAACGCCATGTTAGACCGCTTGTAAATTGTCTCAGGGGAAAAATGCCGCGCTATGACTTCTGCTTTTAGCTGCATCAGGTCGCCAGCAAACCGTGCAAACTGCTCTTGTAGCGCCTGTATGCGTACTGAGCCGAACTTTGTCTTTTGTTCTGTCTGGCCAACACCTTCATACTGGTTGTCAAGTGAGCCACGCATAACGTCAACCATGCCGGTAATTTGTTGCAGTAGTGAGATAGTTTGGTCACGAACGCCTATTAACTCACGTAGCGCGGCTACTATGTCTGCTATTGGCATCCACTCAATCTGACCTGCTAAGCCGCCATTCTCACCAAACAGCGCCCAATTCTCAACAGGTATCAGGTCGTTCTCGCTGCCATCTTTAAACATTTGTTTAAGGTTGTCGGCGCTAGCGTTGTACACCCCGACGACTTTTACGGCCTCGGTGATGATTGCAATTCTGGTTTGTAGCTTATCGACTTCGTTGTACAGGTCTTGGGCCATTATGTAATCTGGCGTTGGCGTGTACAGCGTTGTAGTGGCGTTAGCAATAAAAAATGGAGGGCACGGCCAGAAGCCTGACAGGTTTAAAATGTCGTCTTTTTCTTCTAGCTGTTTGTCATAGCCTAGAATTATCCAGTGTATTTTACCTGTCTCCTTGCACCATATTTCCCATATCTCAGCCCGTGTCCATGCTGATTTAGCATTGGAATCGTCTTCTTTATCGTCAGACGTAGATTTAGTTTGCTTCTGGAACTTAACCTCGTCGGCTACTTCTTTACCAAACCGAACTGTTATTTGATCTTTTGTCAGGTAGCTGCGGAACGCTATCCACGGCATTCTGGCCCAATTACGGCACCAGCCCCACGTAACATCACCCCAATAAAAATAGTCTGTTGGTGCATCTTCAAAAAGCATTTTGTCTTCCATTAGCGGAAAGCCGTCTTCTCCCATCATAGGTTGACCGTTAGTTTCATCTATTACCGGCACTTGCTCAGTCTCAACCTCATACCGGACTTTGGCACACCCTAAACCCGGGAGTAAGCGGTCTTGCAATACTGATCTAAACACCGCGTCGATCTCTGCACCATTCTCCGCTATATCAAGGTTTAGTAGCCGCTCCATCATTTCGGCGGCTACTCGGCCTACATCATCATTGGGTTGAGCGTACCGGCGAGACACGTCTATCTTAGGCGTGTTGCCGTACAACATATCTCCCAAAGTCTTGACATTAGAGTGGAACATGTTTAAGTCAAAGCTAGCGCTGTCATCGCCATTCTTCTTTTCACCGAGGTACAGGCTGACTATTTTATCTGCTTTTTTCCACCACGGCTTACGAGCGGCAAGGCTTGTGTTTAGCTCTTCCGCCCAATATTTATACTTACCCTCTGGGGTATCTTCAAAATCTGTTTTGGACTCAATACTCGCGGTGGTTTCAGAAATAGTCATTACGCTGCCTTAATTAGTGGTCGGTGTTCAATGCGGCTAGTATACATACTTTTGCCACCATTTACGCTTATCCTGTTTTACTAACTTATATCCTTTCTCTTGACACCCCCAGCAGGGCTGCATTATTCCGTCGCTAATAACCGCGCTATTAGTTCGACACACTGAGCAACTATAATCGTGGGTCATCACCATGCCGCTATCATGCCGCCACACATTAACGTCTTTTGGTTTTACGTCTGTTGGGTAGTTAGGTAGCCCTTGGCCGTTACATTCATGTGTGTGTTGCATGTGTTTTATCCCTAGGTTGTGTTTACACGCGTTTGCTGCGGTACGAATTAGAGTTTTTGCTTTTCTCTCTCTGCTCGAACATTTGCCCTAGACTAACACCTGTGGTTAATTCTACCAGCGCGTTTGCAATCGACTCATGGGGTGTAGGGGCCGGTAAAAACTGTTTATTGGCCTGTATTGCTAGGTACCTAAACGAGTCAGCCGCGTCACTTGAGTAGTCATGCAACGGGGTTTTCATAAAGCATTGCTTCATATCATCCCATTTTTTACGGTACACCCGCAAGCACTCCACGCCGTAATAGCACCGATCGTAGTCAAAATTGGCATGCTTTAGTATTTGCCTTGTGGCTTCTATGCCATCCTCGACACTGAGCTTAGGCACTAGCTTTACTTGTGTATCTGGGCCAAACGTGGCATCTAAAAATTGCTCCATCGCTGATTTATGCGTTGCGAAGGTTTCGGCCTTGGCGTCGTGAGGTAAGTTGATTGTTTTGTAGTCATACGGCTTTTCTTGAAGCACGGAAATGTAATGCTGGGCCTGCTCACCGTTATTGGTGTAAAAATCAATGATATTAATTCCATGCGCATGTTCCTGCCAAAACCAAGCCACGGTATTATCACCGCGACCAATATCAAAGGCCACATGCACTTGTAGATGTCTATTCCAATGTGTTGTCTGGTTAATTTGTCCAAGTTGTTCTATCTCGTTGATGATTGAAGCGTAGTAAGTGCCCACTAATTCGGCTGAAAAGTCGTTTAGGAACTCTTGGCGGAATTTAGCTTCACTAACGTTACTTTTAATATTCTCGATCTCTGCGGGAGGCATAACTCCCGACTCATAGACTTTTATGTCTGCATGATACCAATTGTCGTCTGTTTTAGACTTCTCATAATAGTCATAGAACTGATTTAGCCGCCCATAGGCTGTGCCAATTATTACTAACCAGCCTTGGTGATCAGCAAGGCAAGGCATTAGCACCGCGTCTAACAAATCAGGGCGGCACTGGGCAAACTCATCAATTACTACTCCCATTAAGTATAGGCCACGAAGCGCATTAACGTTGTCTGAGCCGGTAAGCCATATTTTAGCCCCGTTTGGCAGTGTTACCGACAGTTCTGATACTTTTATGTCTGTAGCTATGCCTTTAGTTAGCTCTACCAAGTAGTTCCACGCAACTGATTTGGCCTGTGTCCTGAACGGGCAGACGTAGGCATATTGCGCTCTCTTTTTTGTAGTGTACAACGCTCTAATGACCAGCTCAGCTATACACGCAACCGTTTTACCGAACCGGCGATGGCAGATTAAGAACGCATACCGCTGCTCGCGCTGGTGAAAGGAGACTAACTGTTGTCGTGGCTTGTAAGGCAGTTCCCAATTGTCATCGTTTGATGCTTTGTTGGTGATATCACCGAACATATGCTGAAAGTCAGCCGTATTGTCGTAACTGCCGTACTGAGATGTCGTACTGTTGAGGGTGTAGGGTGCTGGCTCTATGCCAAACCGTGTAAACGGGTCTGAGTCATGGTAGCCAACTTTATAATTTGGGTCTGTGTGATGTAGGTGTGCCATTATTTTATCAAATCTTGAAGCGCTTTTAGCTTATCAACCAATGCAAGCCCCAGAGTGCCACTAGCAAAGAGTACGCCATACAAAATCCCTTTGCCGACGCTGATTTTGGACTTGAAGGCAATGGCCTCGGATTCAAGTGTTGTGATACGGTCACGGTCGGCCTGTTGGTCTTTTCGTTGCTCAAGAAGCTCATACCTAAGAAATTTAAGTTCTCCCGAAGTGCGTTCGGCGGTAACTTCTGCGGATTCTGTGAGCGGCGTGTTTGGTGGAATCGTATCATCTGGGTACACAAGGTCGTCCTAAAGTTGAGTAGCCACTAACCGTTGTGGGCTTGCGATGTTTGCATCCTACCTCACATCGAGTTACCTATCAAGCGCCCCGCGTGGCATAAGCTCTTGATTAATATTTATCACCACTTGCGCGGGTGCTTGCTGCCCACCGGCATTAGGGTTTTGCAGCATTAAGGTCTGGTTGTGCATCTTGTTCAACTCTGCAATAGCTTTGATTGAAGTCTTGTTGTCTAGCAATTCAGAGTCTTGCGCTATGCGCCAGAGCATGTTCCTACGCATGGCCTCGTTTGGCCCTTCCATTAACTGCCTGTGATATTGCAGCATGTTTAGCATCTGCTGGCCGTACTTCGACTTAGCTACCGTGCTAACGGTCTGCGGTGACGAGCCATGACGTTTCCCGACCTGTACATAAGTTTCACCTGCAAAAACGGACTTTAACAGGTTTACCTGCTTTGGCCGCAGCATGGTGGTCAAGTACATTATCTTGCCTTGCACATGCTCAATGCCCCGCATGTACGCATCGTTCTCAGGGTGGTGCCGATCAAGAAAGTCTTGTGGGTCTTGGAACCTATCAGGTTCTTCGGGATGCTCCACAACTTCTATTTCGGTGTTTTGATGTCTGTCACGTCGAGATAGTCTATTCATGGTTCCTCTGTCTATTTGGGTAGTGGAGTACCACTATAATGAGTGCCGTAATCACTTACATCTATTTTAGTTGGTTTAGATTTCATCGGTTCGGTGTCAACATCATAGCCTCTGTCACCATCTTTTATTTTCTGTGTGGCGTGGTCTTCGCTATCGGCATCCATCCAACTTGTACAAAGTATTTTTTCTACCCATGTTACACGATATTCTGGCATTTTATTTCTCCGGTGTTGGAATTTTAGTGTAACACCTTACAAGATGTATACAAGGATATTTTTTGATGAATGATTTGCAACTAGGCGGTGTTGTAAAACACCCTGCTGTCACATTTTCCACATCTTTTAAATTTACGACTAAATTTAATGCTGCAATTTTTTAGTTTAGTGCATGGGCGCAAATCACACTGTTTGTTTGTCGTGTTACATCTTACGCATCGGTAAGTCATTTAGATTCTCCGT